TGTGTATCGCCATAACTTGCAGCAAGGCTGATTGCAGGAGTAGTACCGCCTGAAGATACGACTGGAGAAGTACCTGTAACAGATGTAACTGTACCACCGCTTGATGGGCTTGTGTTTGTTATGGTAATACCGCCAGCTGAGTTAGAAACAGATATACCTGTACCAGCAGTTAAAGTTGTTCTTACAAAGCCAACCCCTGTACTACCTATATCAATTTGACCATTTGTTGGTGCAGTTGTTAATCCGGTTCCACCATTTGCTACTGCCAATGTGCCTGTTGCTTGGTTTACGGGAACTGAAGTGGCATTAGTTAAAACTATAGCACTAGGTGTGCCTAAGTTTGGAGTAGTTAATGTAGGTGATGTACTTAATACTACAGAGCCTGAGCCTGTTGTTGAATAAGATGTGCCCCATGCACTACCTGTAGAGTTAGGTATACCAGCACCGGGGTAAACCATCGGTAATGAATTTGTAATTGTTACAGCGCCTGTTGCTCCTGATACAGAAATACCCGTACCGGCTACGGCTGAAGTAACGCCTGTGTTGTTAATCGTTAAAGTACCAGCACCTGTTGTTGTGCTAATACCTGTACTTGTACCTAGTGAAGCTACAGTATAAGTTGTTCCATTACCAATTAATAACTGACCGTTTGTTGGGGTAGTCGTAACACCGGTACCTCCTGCCGCTATTGGTAAAGTCCCAGCTGCTAAAGCCCCTGCTGATGTTGAGTAAAGAGCATTATTAGCGGCTGTAAATGTGGTTAAACCTGTGCCACCATAACCTGTACCAATTGTGCTTCCATTCCAAGTTGCACTGGTAATTGTAGCCGTACCAAAGTTAGCTGTTGTTGTACTAAAGTCATATGATGCAGGTAATAACGCATATTTACCCCAAGAACCTGCACTTGTTGAAACATCTTCAGCAAAAATATAAGAATAACCACCTGACGGAACTGTATCAACTGCACCTGATGCATTATCGACAATTGTTACCACACCTGATGAGTCATTATCAAAAGTAAACCCTTGACCTTGAACTAATGTTGTTGCATTTGGTAACTGGATAGTTTGTGTAGTTGATCCACTAATTCTTTGATAATAAGCGGAAGATACCGTTAAAACCGTTGTTGTCCCTGCGGCTGTAATGACGTTATAACCAGCTAAGAAATTATTAGCTGTTACGTTTGAATTGGCATCTTTAGCAACCACTCCACTAGCAGTATTTAATGTATTTCCTAATGCTGTTGCTACGTTAGTTCCAAGACCACTAACACCTGTAGAAATAGGTAATCCTGTTGCATTAGTCAATGTTGCAGAAGACGGCGTTCCTAATGCACTTCCTTGAGTAACTGAATACTCAGCAGGATAAGTAACAAATACAGTAGATATACCCGTTAAAGTAATAGGTGATGTATTACCGTTAGAATTAGAAAAAACAGTAGTTCTAGTTAAAGTAGGCCCTGTAGTTGAGTATGTTCCAAGACCTACTTCCCATGCTGTACCACTAAGAATACAGTAGTAAGTAGTATTTCCGTTGCCAACTACGGCAAAAGATTGGTATCCAGCTACTGCTCCAGCAAGGGTTATTGCCCCTGTACCTGTGGTAGCCGTAGTCTCTTGGACTCGGTCATAAACTACTAGAGCCATTTAGGACTCCTTAGCTTGTAGCAGTTGTCGAATATGTAACGCTTACTGTATCGCCAGCAGTTGTTGTTTTAGCAGTTGAGAAGTTGCCTTCAGAATATAAAACACCAGCCGTACTTGACTGAGTACTTACAGCACCTGATCCTGTTACTAAAAAGCACCCATAAACAGTACCACCAGCGCCTGTAATTGTATAAGTAATTGCAGTAGCGGTTGATGTTGTTACGTTTGATGGTGTAGTTCCTGATGAAGTAGACGCAGCAAATACTGCTGTTCCACGTACTGCTGAACCACCAACTGTGTAATTAATAAACTCAGTCCATGTATGTGAGCCCATTGTATCGGCAGCGGCAAATGTTGTTGAGTTACCAATCAAACCTAAGAATGGCCCAACAACAGTATAAGCAGAACCTCTCAGTAATGTATCAAGCATTAACTGTTTACCCACAGCAACTACTAAGTTAGGAAACTTTTCTTCCCACTTTAAGTTACCGTCTGCATCACGGCATTCAACATGATAATGTCCATCTACACCCATTCCTTCAGGAATAGTTACATTTGCTTGTAATGTGGCTACAGCGTTATCACCGCAGCTTGCTAATTCGTTTTGCATAATTTCTCCTAATCTGGACTGCTATAGTTAATACTACTTGTGTTAGTTCCAATTGTTAATATTGCACTGTTGTATGCCGCTGTCGGAAACTGTACAGTAAAGCTCGTAGTACAAATTTTATCTGACCCAAAATTCAATACAAAACATGCCGCACCTGTAGTTGCATTGTATACCAATGCACCTCTAGCAGTAAAGCTTGCGGGGCTCCAAACTGCATTATTAAATGATACATAAGTTACATTGTATTGTGGATTTTGTGTTGGGTGTATAGATATTGTTAAGGTCTGTCCACCAGCCGTATATCCTGTACCTGTAACTTCATTTGTATTTGTATAAACAGTGGTTTGTTGCCCTAAATTTGCATTGGCATTATATAAAGCAATTTTGTACGTATAAGGTGTTCCAACAGCAAAATTTTCTAATCCGCTGAATAAGTTTTTTTGAAATACAGTACAAGATGTCTGGGTAATCATACGATGACATTACCTCTAAGATTAGTGTTAAGTTTGGTTTGCCCATCACGGTAAGCATCGCCGCGTTCAAGACCATTACCAAGACGGATAGCTAATTGAAGAGCTTCTTTATATTTATCTTCATAATAACTAACCATATCTTGTTCACCTTTCATAAATAACATAGCTTCACGCATAGAACCATATAAAAGAACAGGGTCAAAATTATCTCCTAACCATGATGTTCCAGTTGAATTATTTATTGCAGATACAGGGATAAAAAACCCAGTACCAGATGAACCTAAATACCCACTAGCCGCAGTCAATGTTTCATTAGCAGCATAAAACTGTCCGCCATTAGTTAATGTAACTGAACTTATTTGTCCACTATTATTAACAGTAATATTTGCAGTTGCGTTACTACCGGCACCAACATTTGTACCTGAATACACTAAAGGTACTTCCGCATAATTTCCTGGTGTATAAGCATTACCAGCTGTAATAGCCCCGAATGTAGTAATAATACCCTGTACGATTGAAGGTGGATAATAAAAATAATGTAACTCTGCGCTATAAGCAGAATCAGGTGTAGGACCTAAAATTAATGATAATTCATTAATGTTTGAATATTGACTACCAAATAAAGCATAATATTTAGGAGTGCTTGTTTGAGTTGGGTCTGGATATAGTTGGCGTATAAAACTAACGTCTTTATTAAGTAAATATGTATACGGAACTGTGTATACATTACCAGATTGTTGATAAAGCGCTAAAGAATATGTTGATATGTAATCGTTTGGTAAAGATAAATAAGGGTTAGTTGCAGTTAAAGATCCAGTTACATTTTTGCGTAAAGACGGGAATTGAACAGAGTTATAAACTCTTTCTTCACACTGCTGAACAAACGTAGGAATATTAGCTACAAATAATGATTCCGTATTTTCAGAGTAGTCTTGTATTGCTTGATATAACTGGACGTAATTCATTACTGCACTTTTTCTTCTGGCTGTGTTTCTTGTGCAGATGCAATTACTTTACTAGCAGCAGCTTGTGCTTGTAATTTTTGTAAAACCATAAATGCACCACTTTTTGTAGGTAATTCACCTAATACATTACATATAAATTCAAATTCATTCTGCTCTAATTGAAAGTTCATATTTTCCTCATTAATTAAAATTAAGCCATCGGCCCTCTAGACATACGACCTTTGGTTGCTGCACCTGCGCCACGCATTTCTATACCGTCGGTTTTTATATCATTTCTACCGGGGTCTCCCATGCTTACACGAAGTGTTCCTTGTTTAAACCCAAGTTCACCAGCAGTTAGTTTATTTGGGTCTTTAGTAACAAAAGAATCTGTTGTAGGGCTAATTCTTTCGCCAGTCATTTTGTGTGGGGGCGCATAAGCAGCTGCATCGTTATTATGCACGCTTTTAGGTCTAGCAATAGCTGGACTGTTTTTAGTAGTTGCTGGAACTTTAGTAGCCATTATTTGCTCCCAGGTTTTTGATTACGGGCACGTGCAAGATTGCGACCCATAGCTTTCATAGCTTGTCCTGTCACGCCACCTTTAGCCATTTTTTTCATAGCCATGCCACCTTTTTTAAGTTTATCAAGGTTAGTTCCCTTGCCACCCTTATGTTCTTGTTGGTCATGCATTTTAAAAGCTTTTTTAACAATAGCTTTATCTTGTTTAATGTCTTCTTTTTCAGTCATTGTTTTTGCCATTTTAATACTCCTAAGTTGTTGATACAGTAACTGTACCTATTGTAATCACTAAATTCAAGTCATTGGGAACAAAAGCATCGGAAAAATCTCTTGGTCCTCCAACTGGATTCCAACCCCACTGTGTTTGTCTACTACCATCCGACGGATAACCTGCGTTGTTAATATCATTACTTGCTACAGGACTTACGTATAAACCTGTACTACCTGATGCATAATATGATACATCTGGTCTTGGTTCACGTACGCCCTGTGGGTCAGAAACAGGATACATACCTAACTGCAACTGTGGGTGATCAGGATCCCAACATGCTTTACATACTTTTATCCTAAAAGGTTTAGTCTTAAGTGTCTCAGTACGTAGTTCATGTAACTTAAATCTTTCTCCACAACGGTCACATTCGGCAATCGAGTGTTTACCAGCTGCAAACTTATTTGGCATGATTTACCTATAGTAGTTCATGTTGCGAGGCACAATTCGCCATGCTGCTTTTTCTCTATCTTCATCTGCAGCTAATGCAAACTGCTGTTCATATTCACTTTTTAACATCGCTATACGCGTAGGGTCAATACCCATAAGTTTTAAAGAAATATAAAACGACAACCCTGCAACCATAACAGGAATCCAACGAAATGGAATATCTTGATTAATGACACCAGTTCCTGCGTCTTGTAAACGACGCATACGCCAATAAACAAAATTGTATTGAGTACCAGGTGTACCGGTAGGCCAAATATTAATGTTTGGTAAATAATTGTTATACACAAAAGAACCAAAACTATGAGAAGTCGCAGTTGTATTATTTTGTCCACGGAAACAATTTAAAAGTTGATTAGCATTACCAGTATTAGCTGAACCTACATTTTGATAAAGAATAGTCTCATTATCAATATTAATATAGCCTTGACTTCTTAAATTTGATGTATCAGCTACATACAAAGTTGTATCAGTTGCGCTTGCGGCTTTAGTTAATGTAGTTGAAAGTACTGTATCTACATTACCTGATTGTCTATCTACCCATACTTGAATAGGTCTTCCATAAGCATTTTTAGTAGGGATAGTAAGATATGTATCACCTGATATACGAGTTATATTAATATCAGTTTGTTGTTGTCCAGTACCTTGACGAATTACTTGGTCATATAAATCAATTGTATCTACTGGAATTGGATAACTAATTTGTCCACCATTAATATTAATAGGTATCTGACCTTGTTCAATAGTCCAAAGATTAATACCACGATTAGCCCATTCAATAGTTAATAAATTAACACTACGGGCAGCGGTTCTAAAGTCATATCCAGAACGTGACTGTGACCCACATCTTTCAAAGGCTTCCTCAACGAGGTCGCCCATGTCTAGATTAAAATCAGCTATTCCAGATGTACTCATAGATTAACTCGCAGTTGAGGTTTCAATAGGCGCAGGTGTTTCAACAATAGGTTCAGGTGCAGGTGTTTCTACTGGAGTTTCAACAACAGGCTCTTCTACAGGTGTTACAGGGGGTGGAAATACTATTGTAGGGGTTGGGTCTGGTTGAGGAGCAATAGCAGCAGCAAACTGAGCAACTATAGGTGAATCTGAAAATCCAGAAACTACTTTTGAACTACCTAAATAAGTTATAAACTCATTAATTAATTTATGCTCTTCGCTCTCTACAGAATGCCCTACACTCTTTGCAAAATAAATTGCTTTCTCAAATAAATTCATTTTTTCCTCGCAGCTCTCATGTTATCGACTAAATTTGGGTAAGGTCTGCCAGCAGCTTTAGCCATAGCTTTTGCTGAAGACTTCTTAGATGAACTTAACTTCTTAGGTTTACCTAAACCTTTTGGTCTAGGCTTATCCCATACTTCGCCACCTTTTTTAGCTTTAGGCATTTTGGATGGGCTAATATCGCCCATCCCGCGAGAAGCTTTCATTTTTTCTTACCGTGAGACATACCACCACCGCACATAGCTTTTACATGGTCGTGAAACATCTTATGACCTGCGCTATGTTTAGCCACTTTTTCTTGCTCGTGCATATGACCAGCAGCGTGTTTCTTTTCATGTTCCATTTTATGTTTGTGTTCCATTTTAAGCTCCTATTCGTGTTTTTTAGCTTTACCAGTACCAACTTTATTACCACTCATAGATGGATACTTAGTATTAGTTTTGCCTCTTTCAGCAATACCGTCTTTACTAGGAGCACCAACTTTAACTTTGCCCATAGTTTTAGAACCCATAGTCTCTTTTGCCATACCACCACTTGCCATTTTTTTCACGGTCTTTCCTCCTTTTTTCATTCCCATACCCATTCCTGGGGCTGCTGGAGCTGCTTGAGCTGGTGCTGCACCCATAGCTGCTGCTTTTTTTGCCATCATCATACGTTTTAACATTGCTGGATTTGTTGCCATAGTTTCACCACCCTTTTTAAAAGTTTTGCCTTTGTCGGCTTTAGAAAAATCTTTACCCACAGATTGCGGGACTCCTACCTTTTTAGCAAAAGCTTTATTATGGGCTATTGCTTCCATAAAGTTGTGTTGTTTTTTACTTGTGCTCGGCATATTTATTTCGCCATAAGTTGGTTAATTTTGTCTTCAAGCCGGTTAAACCTTGAGTCAATGTGCTCCATAACTTTATCAATTTCTGCTTGAGTGACGTTGTTTCCTGCAATTTCTTCACGGGTTTTGTTAAGTAAGATATTAAGACGCTGAATCTCATTGAATTTC